AGTCACCAAGACGGGCAGTTCCTAAAATACTTGATGTGACACCTACGCTGCCTGTGATTATCATATCAGTATGCCCACAGTCTGTTACTACTAAGTCTGTCATCCGAGCATCTGGTAAATTACCAGACGTTACCCCTGGTGTGCCTACTACAATTGTGCCGCCGATGTTGAGTGGTCCAGGTACCGGAAAGTGAGACGGGTGGACGCAAGTACCAATTGTCCTGTCGCCCAGTCTTGCTAAACCTCTGCTCATAATTTGTCCTTAGAATGTCAACGAGTTCAGTTGATCTATTAGTCCGTTTATAGTGTTATCGAGGAAATTTACACCTTTTGTAACAGTTTCCAATCCAATCTCTATTTCTTCTTTGTATACAGCAATCGCTTCACTTGTTTCGGGCGTACTAGTTTTTGTCTTTACAGCGTTAATAGGATCGAGCCTATCGTTTATGTCTGTTAGCAACTCGGCTAGAGCATCAAACGTAGGACTACCTAATCCACCCGATGACTCTGTTAAGACTGCGCGAGTTTCGGCTCCTGATGCAATTGAAAGATCCTTTGCCGCTCTAACCACAATATCTCTAATATCTATACCTTTTGAGCTAGATATGTTTGCACTTAATGGCGGCGCTGGGTCTATCTCTAATAAAATTTCCCTTACTGTTCCTGAAAATCTGTAAGTTCGGGTTACTTCGTCAACTATCGATTTTGCAGTTGCGTTCACAGATCGAAACAACGAGTCGTCAGTAGGGTCGGTAACATCCTCTGGCTCAGCGTCGGGGAACGTAACTGTGGCAAGATAGTTATCAGCACGGATGTTATAATCCCTAACAGCTTTTTCAAAGTCTTCTATAACAGATTTCGAACCTTGTGATGCTGCTGTAATCTTTTCTATGAAAGGTTTTAACAAACTAATAGTGTCTGCAATCTCCTGTGACACGGTATCGTTCACTAGGCCTTGTAGGCTGTTTAAGATACCTGTTGCGTTTGCTGATGTTTCTAATGCCTGATCTACTGACTCTACAATAATAGAATTGGAGTTAACTGAGGCATTAAACGATAACGGACGATGTGCCATTTACACTTGTATCCCTGTAGTATGTTGTGTATACTGCCTTGCAAACCCTTCTTCTGTTTTTGTAATACACAGGATACTCTGTGCTTTAAACTCACACTTTCCGTCTAAGTTTACAGAAAACATAAAAGGTGCCAAGCCGATACCTTGTTCCATAGCAGCAATCATTCTTGGTTTTGATACTATCAATGAGTCGCCTTTTTCTTCTTCTAAAGTGCCTAATACTTCTTCGCCTGATGCGAGTTTGATACTTACTACATCGCCTTTTTTATAAGGTACATTAATTAACATTTGTTTCCTCTAACTGACTAAAATGTGCTTCTAACTCGGTGAACCCACCAATGTATTCACCTTCTAAGAAAATTTGTGGTACTGTTGTTGCTGTAGGCACTACTTCAAGGAGCTGAAACTTAGTCCATCCCTGCCCGATGGTGCGCACTTCGTAACCGATGCCCTTTTCGTTAAGCAAGTTAATTGCTTGATCACAAAAAGGACACCCTACCTTACTCCATACAATCGTGTTGTCCATATTTTATTCTCCATTATTTTTGTTGTTCTTTACCTTAAAAATCGGTGTCGAAGTCTTCGCCTGCGTCATCTCTACGCATTATACCGACCTTATACTGAGCGTTATCTTGCTCTTGTGGTGACGGCTGAGTTTTTGAGATATCTAACCAGTTTTCCATGAACATAAGCGGGTTGTCGCGCGGTAAGCTATACTCACTCTTGATATTAAGGAAGTGATATACGTCTTTTGCACAAAATAGAATCCATTTTTTAAGTACGTCCACGTTTAAGCCGACTAGCTCTCTTCCTTCAGAGAAGAGGTATTCTACCCATTCGAACTCTGAATCAACAACTTGGTCGATTAGCTCCTTGATGTCATCACGGCACTGTTCAAACGCTAAAGCTCCACGCTTTGTTTTGAGTTCATTGCGCAACACTGCTTTGTCAAGCTCCACGTGGATCTCTAGTTCGTCTTGTGCAATTTTTTGGACAGCCTTTCCAATAGGTTGAAACATCCCGGTGTCACATATAGCAAATGTGATAGCAAATGAAGCCATGAACTGAATACGTTCAAGAACAAGCAAGGCACATATCATCTTAAATACAGAATTGTATGTCTCCTGGTTGTTGGCAACTTGGCCAATGGCGTACTTGTGAGAAGTAACAAACCCCTCTGAGAATACCTCTGCTATTTTAGTCAGCCGGTCTAGTGCTTGTTCTACTGAAAGAATCTCGTCTAGAATATCTGCTGGGTTATCAAAACTGTTACGTACAATCTCCGAATAGGTAGCAGCATGGATTACTTCATTGTCACTAATACGTTGCCAAGCAGCCCATAGTTCACTCGATGTAATGAACGGTGCAAGTACCGGAGCTATAGCTCGGGAAGCAACACTATCTGCTTCCCATTGCCAAGCAAGGGTCTTAATCATCATATCATAAGTAGACTTACTACAGTTCTTAAAGTCAGCGTTACAAGAACTGTAGTCAAACTCGTTCTCGTCCCAATCTAGAGCCTTTTGACTCTTATAAAGTCTCCAAACCTCAGGAAACTTTTTGTTAACTGTGTCAAACAAGCCAGGGGCCTCTCCCATCAATAACTGTGGGCGGTCGTAGTCCGCCTTGTCTACGTTAAAAACAACTTGCTCTGCCATTAATTCCTCCGATAATTATAATGTGCAACTTTCACAAACGTCGTCTGTTGAGTTTAATTCTGTTCCGTTCGATGTTTTGCTATTTTGGTAGTATCTGGTCTTTAGTCCCATCTTAACCATGTAAAAGTAATCTGATAACATTTCTTTTGATGTTACAGTGTCGTCGCCGATAATCTTTCTATATAGATCAGCTGATATTGCTTGGTCAGTGAACTTTTGAATAATAGCATAACAATCAATCATATCTCTAGTGGGTATATCCCACGCTCTTTCGTACCATTTAGTTAGACGGTCACCGTCTGGCGCTGCCCAGTATGATACCTTTGTGTTATCTGTTTTAATAAGAGTTAAGTCTCGAACAGGATACACCCCGTTCGTAGTCTCTGATGCGTTTGCACTAGCCTCTGTTGGCATATGAGCAGCAACTACGCTGTTTCGAATTCCGCCGTTGGCTACAATGTCATTACGTAACTCTTCCCAATTATAGTTTAACTTAAAATCTGTGATCTTGTCAACCGTTTTCTTATACGTGTCAATGGGTAACCAGCCCTCTGGCCATTTTGTTTTGTGTATCCACGGAGCGTTGCCGAGTTCTTTTCCTAGCTGTAAGCTGCTTTTAACCAACATATACATGTGTTTTTCGGCTATTTCGTGAATAAACTGCTTGCCTTCTTCTGTGCTATATTTCTTATGATTCTTAGCCATTAGGTGGGCGAGCCCCACTATACCAACACCGGCATTTAGTCTAGATTTTGCTGTGACGCCAATATGAGGAAGTTCGTAGTGACCGAGGTGGATACACTTGTCGATCATCAATAGTGTATAATATGCAACTTCTTCGTACTGCTCGTCGTCTGTGATATTAGAAACTACAATCCCACCTAAGTTACAGGTAGCTACTTCGCCGCGATCATGGTCCTCTGTAGAATAAAGGTCACGCATATCATCGTATCCTTTGGTAACTAATGCTATTTCTGCACATAGATTACTAGAATAAATTGTTTCTTTAAAAGGCGTGTGCCTATTCATTTCGTCAATGAAATGAAGATATGCTCGTCCTGTTTCGTACCCTTCGTTTAACACCGACAAGAGTATACTTCTTGCATTAATGTACGTTTTCTTGAAATTAGGATCGTTTTCGTATTTGTTGTAAAGCTCTTCAAACGCTTCTTCGTCTTTGTCATAAAGGGCTTTGTACAGGTCTGGCGCCGTGAAGCAGTTAAACAAGAATACGTCTTCATTCTTTGCTGCTTTTCTTGCAAACAACTTATTTGCACCCATACTATAGTCCATTCCGCGGATCTTTTTGTCTTCAGTTGACATTGGGTTTTTAAGTTGGATTATTGACTCTACTTCAGGATCAAAAACGTTGTAGTACGTCGTCGCTGCGCCTCCGCGCCCGTTTTGTAAGTTAGCTTTGATAGCACCAACTAACGCACGATAGTAGTTGAGTTTGCCTTGATGACGAATGACGCCTCCTCGTACTGGATCGTTAACGCTTCTGCACGACATGTGTGATCCGATGCCTGCACTCATATATGTCATAGTGTAGGCGATATGGTCGCCTACAGCTAACGAACGAGCATTGTCGTTTGTTGTGTATAAGCAGCAAGACGCATATCCTCTTAAAGGCGTCCCAAGATTAACGTAGTTCGGTGTTGGCGCGTTAATTCGTTTCATTGAAAGATGCTCATAAAATTTAGCAACGTCTTGCATCCTACGTTCTCTTGGCTGGTCTTCTGACAGCGCCATTGCCATTCTCATAAACACAAACTGCTGTGATTCGTACTCTTCTTGTGTTACGCGATTTTGAATAGCGTACTTACTACGAACCTGGTGCAGGGCATAGTGAGACGACTTTAGGTCTCTCTTATGGTTAATGATTCTTTCTACTTCTTCGTACTCTTCGTCTGAGTAACTTAGGTGGACCATTAATCCTAGACTTTGCAATTTAAGATGAAGTTCTTTTACTGTTGGGAAATCATCGCCGTACAACTTTTTGTAGATATATGCAGCATAAAGTCGGCCGGCCATTCGGTTGTATGACCATGAATTATAGTCTAAGCACGTTTTAATTAGTCTCTCTTGCAGTACTGACGAAGTACACTCTTTTGGTAGCGTAGACACAGTGTGCAACACTACAGATGACCAGTCGACTCTTTGTCCAATTGACTTTGATGCCCATTCGCCCCATTTATTAATCTTTGACGGAGAAAAGGCTTCCTTGCTGCCGCCACGTTTAACAATTGTTTCTATCATAGATCCTCTTTATTTTTAGTTGTTTGCTTGGTTTCTGAGTAGCTCACTTAGGTCGTTCAGTTCGCGGCTCGTGATTGTTCACTCAGACAACCATTGCCGAAGTGTGTTATTTTTGGTATTTAGTTGAGTGGTTTCATAAGGTAGACTGTTTGCGATTCGACTGCCGATGGCAAGTTAGTCTTGTATATCCACGTGGTTTCGTGGTACCCTACTACATACTCGTCGACAGATAAAAGGTAGTAGTTCCTTCCTTTTTCTCTATCCACTTCAGTATGTATCTCAAAGTGACTCGCTGAAAACCTGTCTGTTAACTGTAAACTGTAACAAATTCCCAGGATTTTGCAAAAATCGCAGTACTGGTTTTCTAAGATAAGCTCCCAGGGAGAAGGCCAGGTACTCTGATCCCAAGGATCAGTTTGTATGCTTACTGTAGGAGCTTGTGCATATTTTCCTATAGCTAACTGTATAGGATCTTCTGCTTCTTCAAGGGTATCACGAAAACTTCCCCATTCTTGCAAACGGTCTTCATAGATTTTATCAAACATTAAATAGCCATTATGATTTTGAAGTTACTCTGATTGTCATTAATCCTTCGTCACCTGGGTTCTCTATAGATATATCTGTAGCATAGACTGTGTTACTGGGACTTGCACTATCTTGCACACTACTAATAGACCCTGTAAACTTAATTGCTTCGTTAAAGTTTTCATCCCCAGTAACTTCATAGTTGTCAGTTATCTCTACTTCGTCTATCCCGTTATCTCTATTTACATGAATTTCTAATTCTCCGGAACGATTAAAGGATCTGCCAGTCTCAGTGCTTTTGTAAAAATACTCAACAGTGTAAAACTTAGTAGTGTCTGCCGGTAATCTAAACGTCAGTAACGGAGAGTTAACACCTGCTTGGTTAACAGTAAATTCTTCGTAAAACCCCCAAGTAAAGAACACTGGTCCTGCTACCTCTGGGTAATAAGGTGCGGCGTCGACGCCGCCGGTGATAAATGTCTGGTTAATTGCTAAGTCGCGTGTACGTTTGAACACGTCATCAATTGACAGGTTGCCACGTTCGGTAAACTCGACAATAGGATACCTTGCAACATCGGCGTTACCGCCTAAGTTTCCAACGTTGCGCCCGTAAGTATTCTTTACACTTGAATTCTTTGTGCCTGCAGGCACAAAGAATGCTTGTTCGTCGATGTTATCAAACGTGCTCAAAGTAATAACGTTATCAGTCGGACCGTCTTGATCAAATGCTAAGTTCTCACCTAGTACTAGTCCTTTCTTTAAGAACTCAAAAGTGCATCGTTCGAATGTATTATCTGTAATGTTAGACGAGCTATATCCAGCAAAACCTAAATCGATAAATTCGCACTCAATAAACTGGTTATCTCTTGTACGTACTGCGTTGCTTTCGCTTATAAACTCTATCGCTACGTCGTCAGAATCTGTTTCTTGGCCTCTAACTTTGCTACCTTTAAACTTTACTTTTTTGAACGAGCTGTTCCTAGTACTGTTCAACTTCAATAACGGCACTTGGGTTCCGATGCTATTACTAGTAGTCTCGAGCGTCATATGTTCGAGTCTTATCTCACGAGACTGATCGTTAGTTCCTAAAGGTGTTGTAATAACAGATGCACTTGCTAGTGTTCCGTCATACTGTCCAGGATCGCTTATAATCGTCTCGAACATAGCAAAGTTGCCGTTCTTTTTAAATATTGTTCTATCTTTGCCGGCGCCGATGATAGTAGTAAAAGGAGGAACGTATATTGTCTCAGTTATATCAAAGATGCCAGGCTCTACGTGTAATACATAAGCATACTCTGTTTCGTTGCCTTGTGGGTTTAAGTAAAGTTCAAACAGTGCCTTTTGTAGCTGCTGAGTCTGTGTTATACTGCTTCCGACCTCAAAAGCTCTTATACTTACTCTGTCGTCTAGCCTCTCAGAGATTGTTCTTGCGGCAGTTCCAGTAAGAATCTCGTCTTGATAAGTGTACTGTCCTGCAAGGCTTAATACATTTACGTTCTCTGTTAGTATCTTAGTATTGCCTACAGCCGGTGCGCCTTCTGACGTGCTGCCGTTGCCAATATATAATTCTTGGGTGTCTATTGCCCAACCAAACTCACCGCTTGCTAGTTGTGGCAGCCCTGTTCCTTGTAAGGCAGTGCCTCGTCTTACCTGTATTCTCGAAATTGATACAACGGCCATGTAAATAATACTCCTGTGATATAGTATTATTTATCTTGTATCGGGTTTCCGTTAGCGTCGCATACCACAGGAAACGGAGCTACTCCACAATTCCAAAATGTAGTCTTTTTACAACAACCACACTTTGTCATATAACCGTGAGCAGTCTCAAGTGAAAAGTTCTCATAGTCAAGACGTATGATAGAGTTCCATTGATCGCAGTTCGCACATTTGCTGTCGCATTTGTACAGGTCGAGGTAAGTTTCTCTGTATTTCTTTCTAGCCCACTTGTAGAGTTTGGCATAAAGTTTGTGTTTTGTTTTGATATCCAGCATTATCCGCCTGTCTTCTCGTAGTATTGATAAACACGTTCGTACCATTCGTGACGCCACTCGTCGAACTCATCTGGCCATATATCAAACTGTTGATACTCCAGGTCTCTAGTACACATAAACACGTGGCCTTCGCGTATATCGGTACCGTGTACCGCGTTGTGTGCGTCTGTGTACAACGTTATTTCTTTCTTTGAGTAAGGCGCCCGCGCACCCATCCGCTGTTTTGGTAATCATTTAATTCGTCTACCTTAACCTTTCTAGTTTCTATACCGTTGTGAATCCACGCAGTGTTTTGTCTGGCTGCCTTCATTCTCTCTGCTGTTTCTCTTCCGTAGATTTCTTCGTAGGTTT